ATGAGATATTTAAAGAAGTTTGAAAAGTTTATAGAGGCATCAAGTCCAGCACCTGATAAACCTACAACAAAACCTGGTACTAAAGAAAAGCCATCAAGACCTTCTCCCATAAGAAGAGATAAACCAGCTCCTGGTACTGAACCTGCTATTAAAGCAGAACTTCCAAAAGCATCTGCTGATGAAGTTGCGGATAAGTTCATAGAATTGGCAAAAAAGGAAGGTGTTGATTTTAAAAAATATTTTGATAAATAATGAAGAGTTTTAACGATTTTTTAAACGAAGAAGCAAAATTAAGAGGATCAAAAGGTCTTCCAGAAGATTTCTTATCTGATACAGAGAGAAAGGTTCAACAAGAACTTAGAGTAAGAATGGATGAACCAGCTCAGATGAGAGAACATGGTCCAAGAATAATGCAGTTGATTGAAACTGGCAGAAGACTTACGTTTGAAGGACTAACTCCAGATCAACAAAAAGAAAGAGCTGAAGAACTTGAGGAACTTGCAAAAGAAGTTATTTATGCAGAATACTCAAACATACTTGATAATGTTGATCTTGATATAAGAATGGTTCCATTTGGTGAGGTTGCAAATGAAATGCAAGATTTGGAAAATGTTCCACAACAACCAGAAGTCCAAGATATGGAAGAAGAGGAAAAAGAGGAAAAAGAGGAAAAAGATAAAAAGAAATCTTTTCTTGATAATCTATTTAAAAAAGCTCCAAAAAAAGAAAATTTTAAAGATACCGAAGAATTCAAAGAAAGAGTTGATAAAGCAAAACTAATCAATAATATAATTCAAGGAGAAGCAAAGAATACTAAAAAGATATTGCATTCTGATCTTGTAAAATCTGGATTAGAAAGAATATTTGGAGAAAGAGTTGCTAAAGAAATATTCAAAGTATGGGATGATACTACTAAAGTGGCTGATAAATTAGATTGGATAATACCAATTGAACATAAAGCTGATATGATGAGAAATCAAATGAATGGATTGGTAGGAGCGGTAGAAGTAAAATGGCCGGAAGCAGAGAATAATGAAGGTGATGAATCAGAAGATGAAGAAACTCCGTCACCAAGAAGTGCCGAAGATATATTAAAAGAGATTGAATCTGGAAAAGATATATCAGATCAAGAAGAAGAAATAGGCGAACTATTCTCAAGTGGTAACCCAGTTATAGTTGCAATGGGAGTTGATTTTCCAATGCTTTTACATGAAACGGTAAAAGGCATTTATGAACTCATAGCGGCTGCTTATCTTCCATCAGAGGATGCAGACCCTAAGGAAATAAGTAAATCAAAAGTAGTTAAAAGTGCAGTTACTTCTTTTGAAGATGAAGCTGAGGATTTTAGATATGGTCCTTATATCGCAGGCGCTTTAAGAGACTTTGTTAATAAGTGTGAGGGTTATGATAGATATCCAAATATGAGAGAGTATGTTTTTGGTAGAATTGTTTTACTTGATGCAAAAGAATTTCTTTCCTTGATGAAAGGTATATTAGAAAAAACTGCATCAGCAAAAAAACAAGTAGAAGAAATCATATCAGAAATAATAGACGAGATTCGTCAGTATGAAGTTGATATGTTGGATGAACCAGATACAAGTTATGGGGAAGAAGAGGATGGATTTGCAGATCCTGATAAAGAAGAAGAGGATGAGATTGAAAAGATCATTAAAAAATCCACACAGAAAGAAGAAAGAATAGAAGGAGATTATTCTAATATGTCTAAGTCAGATTTGCAAAAACTTATTGATAAATCACTTGATGAGGGTGATTTCGAAACACTAAGAAAAATACAACCTTTCATGAAAGAAAGTCTTGAGTGGAAGATATATGAATCAGAAATAAAAAAAATATTAAGATAAAAATGAAATTAATAAGATACTCACAATTCACTAAAGATTTTAGAGTAAATGAAAATTTAGATGGTGCTAAAAAAGTTCTTAGAGATACTTACCAGACATTTAAATCTGTAAAGTCTATAACAAAAAACTATGAGACCGATCCTTCTGGACTTTTCCTATTCAATAAAGAAGGTGATATATTTAGGTTCGAGGAACTTCCAGGTGATATTCAAAATGCAGCAAAAGAAAAATTCAAAGAAAACGCTTTAACACCTGAGGAAAAACAGAAAGCAGAAAGAAGTGAGGTTTTAAAAACAGTAAGAGACATATTAGGTGATAAGAATCTTGGATGGGCACATATGTTCACATATTTTATGTTAATTGAAAAAACTCCAGTTGAAGAATTGCAAAGCCTATTCGCAAAACTACAAGAAAGTAGGGACCTTTTAAATGCAAAGAATCCATCGGATAATAAACCACTTATAAGAAGATCAATTGCTAATTATATAGATCCTAATGTACCAAACAATTCTGAGCAACTTGCAGATGATTTGGAAAATATTGCTTTATATAAATCTGTTAAAAAGGTATATAACGAATTTACTCCTAAATTAAAAACCGATTATGCAAGTCAACCACCAGTTATTAAAAAACAAATTGATGATATTGCACTTGCTTTCTCACAACTTGGAATGGAAAATGGTAAAATAAATTCCGATGTTCAGGAAAAATTATGGAAATTATTCTTTGGTGAGTTAAAGGTAGTTAACGTAGATATGACTATAAGAGGAAAGGAATATAAAGCTGGTGATAAAATATACACTGGTCAGATGTTTAGATATGAGATCATAAGGGACTTTATAAAATCTGCACAAAACTATCTTAAAAATATAGGAAATACCGAAACTGTTAAATTCTATGAACAAATTGAAAAGTGTAATGAAATGTATGGAGATTATGGTGTCAAAGTAGTGTTTGATGAGTCAAATATATTGATACTTGAGGTACTATCATTCCAGGCCAATCAGATGTTGAATTCGCACACAAGACATTGTATAAAAGACTCTCTGCACCAGTGGAACTCTTATGTTGGAGGAGAAGATAAAAATACAAGACAATACTATATCTATAATTTTAACCTACCTTCTTATGATACAAAATCTGTTATAGGAATAACAATAGGAACGAATTCATCAATTACCGCATGTCACTTAAAAGATGATGGTGGATTCTCTTCATCTATTAAATCACAATTAAAAGAATGGGAAAATCAATATGTTATATCAGATGATCTCTTTTCAAACCTAGAACCAATGTCAAAAGAGTTAATAGAGTTGAAAAGAAAAAGAGTACTTGCTAACCGAGAAATTGTTAAGAAAGGTAAAACATTATCTGAGCTTAAAAAGCTTCTCACAGAAGATGGTGCTGATGTCAATGCTGGAGATGGCGCTGCTCTACACCATTCGGTACAAGAAGGGGATATTGAGAAAGTAAAATACCTTCTCGAATTCGGAGCATCTCCAAATTTAAGAAAGAAGAACGAAGCTACAGTTAATAGAATTGAAGAAATTGAAGATTCCACCTTAGCATTTGAAATACTAAAAATACTTATAAAATATGGAGCAGAGTTATCCAGAACTGTATTCAAAACACTTATTGGAGACTACAATGCTGTTAAGTTCTGTTTAGAAAATGGTCTTGATCCGAACTTCCAAAATGGATTTGGCATAAGATTGGCACTTAAAAAAGGTTTATATGAAGTTGTTGTAGCTCTTTCTGAATCAGGTGCAAAATTAGGAGAGAATAGTGGACTTTGCCTTGCTTGGGCTTATGAAAGTGAGAATAAAAAATGTGTTCTATGGATAATTGAAAACGCTATAACATCTGATATATTAGAACAATCGATGAACTGGTTAGGTCACTCAAACCACTTACCAGCTGAAAAAAGAGTAGTAATTCTTAAAGAACTCCAGTCATTTATAGATAGTGGAAAAATAACTCCAAAGGATTCAGGATACAGAATTTTCAACAAAGATGGGATGGTTACTAAAAGAAATGCAACTTACAAGGAAGTTGTTGATCAATACGGAAGTTTATATAATTATTATGTAAGTATAAACTATAACTCACTTAAAGACGGACTTTGATCAATTCAATAGATTGTCTAAATTTGATTTTCTTAGAAGTTTAAAATCTGACATTACTTCTTGATAAACATCAACGAGATTTATCATATCTGATTCTTGCATAGATTTTTTTACCTCATCTAATAGATCATCATAGGCACTCTCATAAGAAAAAGAAAATCTTTTAGATTTTGATGATTGTAAATTAAAACTTATTCCTGATTTTTTTAGAATATTAATTTCTAAATATTTTGAAGAATATTCTCCTGATATGTTTATAGAATCATCAGAAATTTGAATTGATAAGATATCTTTTTTTGATGATAAACCAATTACCATATTTTTTATCATTTTCTTCTCAAGATCAGACAATTTAGAATGGAAAATATCAGGTCTAGGACTTGGTGACTTTTTATATATGGCATCTATTGAGGATTCTATTGAGGAATTTATTAATTTTTTTAGTTTTTTAGTTTTATTTTTCATTTGAATTGTATTTTAAAATAGAAAATAAGTTTATTAATATATAAAATATGAATATTGTATCAATAGATCCATCTTTAATATCAACTGCTATTGTTGTAAATGGTGATATAATCAACTATTGTAGAGAATCGTCAGTTTATAATAAAACCGGTATGTCAAAATGGTTCAAATCAGCAGAACAATTTGCAGAATTCAAATTCATTAATTATAGAAAATTCGAAAACTACTCTGAAGGTGAAATCATTAAATTAAATGATTATGATAAAATAAGTGATATAATTATATCTGATATACTATCAAAAATAGATTCAGAAAAAAATACAAAAGTAGGAATAGAAGGATTTAGCTTTAGCTCTGCCCAAGGAGATTTAATAGATCTAGTAACTTTTTCAACCTTATTGAGAAAGAAAATATTGGACAATGTAACAAATGATGTTATTATTTTATCGCCATCAACACTTAAATTGGAATCTTGTAAATTAACTTATCAACCTATTGTAAAAGAAATAGGTAAGAAAATAAAAAGAGTTGAATATGAGTGGAGAAATAATCTTGGAATACCTGGTGGAAAATTCAATAAAATTGATATGGCAAGATCAATAATAGAAAATACAAGCATTAAAGATGACTGGTCAGATTATTTAAAGAGTATAAAAAATGAGATTCTTACTTTAAAAAATATACCAAAGCCACATGAAGATATAAATGACAGTTGGCTTTTATACAATGTTCTAAGAAAATAATATATAATATATGATAGGAAACTTTGACGATTTGCCAGAATTCAGCTTCACTGAATTTCATAATCTAATTTATGAATATGATCTTTCTCCAGATTTTGAATTAACAAGAGAAAATGGAGCGATTGTAGTAAATGAACTATGGTCAAATGATTATGTAGATATTATTGCAAAAAGAGTGTATGAATTTGATCCTTTTTTTGTAGAACTTATACCAAATGAAATTGTTTTAGATGTTCTAAAAGAAGTTTTAGAAATACATGTCTTTGATGAGAATTATGAAGAAGCCATAATAATACGAGATATTATCAAAGAGCAAATGTTTGATTTAAGTTAATAAAATTTAAGATTTGTATTTACCACCTTTTCTTTTTCTTTTACAATATTGCTTTTGTGAAAAACCAGATGGGTTGTTGCAATTAATTGACTTTTTATATTTAGTTGACCACCTGCGTTTCATTCCTTTGCGAGGTTTATTATAGCTTTCTGAAATGAACTGATCAAAATTATCTAAATGTTTCATTATTTTTTAAATTTTATTTTTTAAGATCTTTTGACATTAATAATTATTTTATTTTTTTCCTCATCAAACTTTTCAGAGAATAAATTCAAGCTATGAACGTTTAGAAGTTGAGTTTTCAATTCATCTGAAACATTCTCTTTATACCATTTGAATTCACTTTTAAGATCTTGATTAGTGTCCGTAGAATGTAACTCAATTGAGAATTGTTTTTCATTATCAGATACAATATTCATCTCAATATAATCAAATTCATCAATCATATCACTTATATAACCAAGTAAATCATATTCAGTCACGTCAAATATACTGTTAAAAGAATATTGTTTATCATCAGTATAAGATTCTTCTTTTTTAAGAGTGTTTAATATTACATCCAATTCAGAATCTGACATAGGAATTAATTCTTCACGAACCCACTCATCTGATAAATTTAGAATTTGTTCAATTTTTTTTTCTGATTCATTGAATCTCTTATCAAATTCTTCTGAGTAACCATCTTCGATAGATTCCAAAAACTTTTCATATTTTTTTATAATCATAATAAAATTATTTTTCTTTTATATATTTTATTTTTAAATCCTTTTTTGTATATTTGTAGTATGAATATAGGAATAGTAAATCACGAATCTGCAATCTCTTTCATAACTGCTGGAAGATCTATATTTACACTTAAAAACTCGAAAACAGAAAATAGGTTCACCTATAAAGTAACTAAACACAAAACTGATGATATCTATTTTGTGAATGTACTGACAAATCCAGATCAATTCACTTTTATTGGAATAATTACAAAAGATTTTTCCTATAAACACTCAAAAAAATCTAAAATATCGCTTGAATCTAAAAGTGCGAATGTATTTTCATATGTCACTGAAAAACTATTACAAGGAAATCTTAATAAATCAGTTGAAATATGGCACGAGGGAAGATGTGGAAGATGTTCAAGACCACTTACTGTTCCAGAATCGATAGAAACAGGACTTGGTCCCGAATGTGCTAGAAAACTATCTAAAAAATAAAATATGATAAATCTGGTTTTTTCAATTGTAGTACTACCAATAATTGTATCACTATGGAGATATAAAATTTTCAAAAACGATGAGATGAGCAAACTTTCTAATATTAGAAACAATCTCAATTGCTTCAATTGCAATGAAAAAATGTATAGTAGTGTTGAAGAACACTTAGAATTATTAGGGAAATTTAATTTGACTCCTAAAATTTTCTCATTAAAACACAATAAGTTATCAACTTGCAAATCTTGTAATAGAGAAATTAAAATAAATCATATAAATAAAAACCGATTTGAATGTATCAAAACAAAATTTAAATACTTTATACTTTCGGATCTATCAGATAAAACAATATTATTGGTGATAACAACAAATATTTTCATAATTATATCCATTTTTGTAGGATCTCTAAAAATAACACTTTTCGTAAATAATATTTCATTATTGATATATTGGGGATTTCAGATGGTACAAAATCTATACATAAGGAAATAATTCTTATATTTGTAAAAATGAAAGAAGAACTAATAAAACTAATAGAAGAGAAATCACCAGGATCTCTTCCCCTTTATCTTGTTATCCGTGGATCACACGCGTATAAAACAAATCTACCAGAATCCGACACTGATTATACTGGGGTGTTTATACAATCTCAAGATTCAATATATGGCATGTCATATGTTGAACAAATCAACGATGATAAAAACGATATTGTTATCTATGAGATAAAAAGGTTTCTTGAACTACTTGAAAAGAACAATCCAACCATTCTAGAAATTCTTAATTCTCCAGAGGATTGTGTGATTTACAAACATCCTATCTTTGACGAGATTCTTAATAATTCTGATAAGTTCATCACTAAACAATGTGCCAATTCTTTCGGAGGATATGCAAAAACTCAAGTGAGTAAGGCCAAGGGACAAAATAAAAAACAAAATTGGGAAAAAGAAAGAGTTGATAAAAAAGATATACTTGATTTTACCTATGTTATTGAAGGAGATAAGTCTATTCCTTGGAAAATTTGGAATATAACCGAAGGTCCGAATGTCGCAAGTATATCACATTTTTTCTCTACTGGAAAAAAATATGATGAAAAATTCTGTGGTGTTGTGAATGTTCCTAATGCTAGAAATATTTATACAGTATTTTATGATAAAGTTGCTCACAATTGCTTCTCTGAAATGGTTCCCGTGGATAGTAGAAATATAACAAGAGATATAGTAAAAAAATCTGGTTGGGAGTTTGGACTTGGATTTAAAGGAATTGTTAAATCAGGAGAAGGAGTATCTGTTTCTGAATCTAATCAACTTAGACTTTCATCTATTCCAAAAGGAATGAATCCTATTTGCATAATTACTTACAATAGAGATGGTTATACACAACACTGTAAGGAATGGGCTTCATATCAAAAATGGATTGAAGAAAGAAATGAGGCAAGATGGATTGATGTTAAAGATCACAATCAAATGATTGATGGAAAGAACATGATGCACTGCGTAAGACTCATGGAAATGGCAAATGAAATTTCAGAAGGAAAAGGAATAATTGTAAGAAGACCTAATTTTGGAGAACTTATAGATATAAGAAAAGGAAGAGTAGATCTACAGACACTTATTGATAGAGTAGAATCAAATATGATTGATATTGAAACAAAATTCAAAAATTCAACTTTACCAGATTTTATTGATAGAAATTTCATCGAGAACATTCTTATAAAAATCAGAAAGGAAATTTACAAATAAATAAACTGAGAACATGGAAGAATTTGAAGAAGGAGAAATAAAAGAGTTATCGATAATTAATACAGATAAAAGACCTACGGTTGAGATAATTGAATATGCTAGAGAATTAAGTAAAGAAACATCTGAAACAACATGTATATATGATGCTCAACAAATACATTTATTCAACCGGCCTGTGACAAAAAGTGAAATACGAAATCATAAAATAGAATCTATTTTAAACACTGATTTTTTTATCATTGATTCTTCTGAAATAATTTTAGATTATCCATCTATCACTACATATTATGATACTGAAACAGATAGTTCTGATATACTAACAAGACACCAAAGAGTTACTGAGTTTTTAGAATCTATTTGGTTTACACCAAGTCAATTCATCGATGAAGAAGAAGAAGATGCTTTAAATAACATTGAACTACACACAATCTATGAAACTCACTTTGTCTCAAAATCTCTTAAAAATATATCTATAAGAATAAGTCCTAATCTTCTAACTAAAATTATAATATACTCATATGAACCAAATAAAGAAATTACTTTCTTTTTCAATAAATCGGAAATAATGCGTATTATTGAAAAGGAAGCTCCAGTAGAATGGAAAAGAGATATTAAAATAGAATCAATACTTAAAAACTAAAATAGAAACTAAAATGGAAACTAAAATGGAAATCACGACAAAAGCAAATCAACTTAAAGGAAAAATAAAAGAATCGGATTTAAAAGATCTTGAATTATTTTTCGCAAATACGAATCTCAGTGAAGAACAAAGAGAGAAACTTGTAAAAATTATTGAAAACATTATAACGATACCAGCATCTACTATATGAAAAATAAAAAATCACTTGATGAAACATTTGTGCCAGATTCAAATGAACTTAGACTTAGTCCATATGAGAGATTGCAAACAATCTTAAATGAAAATGAAAACAAAGTTCTAAGTGGTCAAGCATCAGAGAAAATAGATTTCATTCTTGGAACAGAATCAAACCAAAAAATTCAAAATAAAGTAATATCAAAAATAAAAGAGTTCTTAAAGTCTATTGATGGATTTATATTCAGAAAGCAATGAATACTCAGTTTTACTCAAGAAAAAAGAAATGAAAAATTCTAAAGATTTTATAAAACTATTTGATCTGAATATTCCTTGCTTGGAACATTTTGATTACTATCTTGATCAACTCTCTAAAACAGATCGATTCAAAGATATCAAATATCATCTGCAATTATTTGAAGAAGCAGATTCTTCAATAGATGACTTCTATTCTTATAAAATGTCAAAGACAAACGATATCATTGAATTTATAAAATCTACGAACACATACACTGATATGATGTTAGATAAGAATTTAGCATCATATCCAACAAACAAAACACTTCAATATGAAGAAAATAAGATTTATCTTTCTGTTGATTTGAAAAGTGCAAATTGGCATTCGTTGAAGTCATATGATCAACAAAACGAATTAGGAAATTCCTATGATGAATTTCTCAAAAAATTCGATCTTCCAAAAGTTTTTACACACTCTAAATATCTTAGACAATTCATTTTTGGAAATGTCAATCCCAAAAAACAACAGATCATTCAACGGAACATCATGCAAAAAGATGTTATAAGAAAATTTGATTCAGATTTTGAAATAGAAGGTGTAAAAAATGATGAAGTAGTTTTCATATTGAAGAATTTTTCAGAATCTGATAAAATCATAAAAAATATCGATTCCGAAAGATTCAAAATTAGAATTTTTAAAATAGAAAGAGTTGAGGATTTTAGAATATTCAACTACTATGATTCAAAAGGAAACTTCATAAGAAAAGAAATGATCGGATGCAGTGGCAATCAATTATATATGAAACTAAAAGAATATATCACAGGAGAAAAAATTGATATAAGAGATCTTTATTTTAAGAGTGAAGGAAAGTTAGCCATTTGGATGGTTGAAGGATTGGATATAAAAGTATAGAATTTAATTAAAAAAACTTAAAAAAATAAAAGCATGATTGATTTATTTGAAAACGATAAACTTGATTTATCTAATATTACTTGTCATAGTGGAGGAGCCAAAGGATCAGATTCTTTTTTTGACACAATTGGCGACAAATACGGTGTGAAAACCAAAGCTTATTCATATAAAACAAAGTACCATGATGGTCCAAATAAAGTGGAAATATCAGAAGAAGATTTTGAAGAAGGTAAAATTGAAATTAAAAAGGCAAATAAAATTCTTATGAGACGGGGAATTGAAAAATATATGAATCTTCTTGCAAGAAATTGGGCACAAGTAAAATATTCTGATGAGATATTTGCAATAGGTAAAATATGTAGATCAGTAAAAACAGAAACTATTTCAGGAGGAACGGGATATGCTTGTGCAATGGCAGTTCAAAATAATAAACCTCTTTATGTTTTTGATCAAATAAATGGAAAATGGTTTAAATGGTCCTTTCCAAAAGAGATGTTTATTGAGATTGATCCTCCAAAAATAACATGTAATAACTTTGCAGGAATAGGCACAAGAGAGATAAATGAATATGGAATAACGGCAATAAAAGAACTATATGAGAGAACATTTGAAACCGAAATTTAGTTTAAAAGACAAACTTATATCATATTTTACATATAATGATAAATTTTAATTTATGGAAAAAGTATATTTAACAAAAGACGGAAAAGAAAAACTTAAGTCAGAACTTAATAGAATGATAAGAGTTGATCAAGTAGAACTCATTGAATCTCTAAAAGAAGCAAGAGAAAAAGGAGATATATCAGAAAATGCTGAGTATGAATCTGCAAAATCAGATTTAGAAACATTATCGAGAAGAATATCTAAAATGCAAGATAGATTGAATAGATCTGAGATAATAACTTACTCAAAATCTGATAAGATTAGTATGTTATCTAAAATATCTATAAAAAATAAAAAAACAAATACTATAATAAATTGGACACTGGTTCCAGAAAATGAAGTTAATGTAAGAGAAGGAAGAATATCATTCAACTCACCAATAGGAACTGCATTAATTGGCAAAAAAGTAGGTGAAATAGTAGATGTTCAAGTACCAGCTGGTATTATGCAATTTGAAATATTGGAAATACTATAATTATTATTTTTCGTATATTTGATAGATGGACAAGATAAAACTTTCAATAGATATTCACGGAGTAATTGATGCAGTACCAAGTATTTTTGCAATAATGAGTAAATTATTGTGCGAATCTGGACATGAAGTACATATACTCACAGGTGGTTCTTGGACAAAAGAACTAGAAGAAGAACTAAAATCTTATGGAATATCGTGGACACATCATTTCTCAGTATATGATCACCTTATGGAGCTAGAAGTACCAACAAAAGGAGAAATAAAGTTTCCAGATGGAACAATACAAAAAAAGTTTGTTGATGGATACTGGGATTCGGTAAAAGCTAAATACTGCAAAGAAAATAACATATCATTGCATATTGATGATACGTTGATTTATAATGATTTCTTTGAAACACCTTTTGCTAGATTCTGGTCACATAATGGTAAGTCAAAATCTCCTAAAAAGGATATTAGACATTTAGATTAAACTATTCTAATATATATAGGTGAAAGAATAGATGAGTAATGTCAATATTAAACTGTAATGAATACACATCAGAAAACCCATTTATGAAAGTAAATGAAGGACATGGTATACCAAATACTTTAAAGGATCTATTTAAAATATCTATAGATAAAGTTATAAAATCTATTAGTGATAATTCTTTAATTTCGATTGATTTTGAAGGTAATGATAAAAATGGAGGATTATTTAAAATAACCAATTTATATATTAAACTAGTTGATAAAAATATCAAAAATGTATATGGATTAAGTTCATTTGGTATATATTCACAAGGCATTTTGAAATCACCTGGTATAGAAATACATTTTGATTATACTAATTATGACTTAACAGAGGTAAAAAGAGTTCTATTACATGAATTACTTCATATATATGAAATTTTTAAACGATCACATAATAAAAGTAAAAAGGATTTACAATGGAGATTGAATCAAATATTGATGTCAATCCGTGGCAATTATTCAGATAAATTAATAAATGATTTATGTTATGTTATATATCTAAGTCTAAACCAAGAGATTAATGCTAGAGTTTCTGAAACATATATAGTATTAATGGAAGATTTAACTGATAATAAAGATATAATATTAGAAAATTTGTATAAAACAAGCGCGTGGAAATATAAGAATATATTAAATGATTTTGATTATAATAGTTATAATATCAATTATCCATTACTAAAACATTTTTTATCTGAATTAAATACTAAGATGTTATTGAAATTTCCAAATATGAATTTTAATTTATATAAAATTCCAACTTCTGATAAAGAATGTTTAAAAATATTAAAAGATTGGGATTTTCTTTTCAAAAAGAAATCCAAATATTTTGAAAATAAATTAATAGGATTAATAGAAGAAGTTATTAATGATGTTAAACTAATAAATTCTACATATATAGAAGATGATAGGTCAGATAAATTATCAGAAAGATTTGTTACTAAATATGATGTTGACTTATATAGGAGTAGTAAAATATTTAAATTACTTAGATAGAAACCCATTTTTATAGTTTCTTATAAGATTTTATTAGCTGTTAATTAGATAATATGTTAGATAATCGTTATCATAAGATTTGAATTCTATTATCTCATCTTGATCGTTATAAAACCTTACATTATTCTTTAAAGCAGTACTCACTTTTTGAAGCTCTTCTTCTGTGAATACTTCTTTGTCACCTATCACCACACATTTACCTATTCTCCTATGATCAGCTGTCACATACTTTGTATAGTAACTAACATCTATAAATTCTTCATGAGCTTTATAAACCCTTTCTCGTAAGAGTGTAAAGCAATCACCAAGATTACGCAGTCTATCATATATTTCTCTATAAAAAGTGTTTTCTTGATCTGCTTCTATTGCTTTTTGTACATTATGATTTTCCCATAATTCTTCCATATTGGTTATGATACCATGCCCCCAATGACTGTTTTCACATAGAAATCTGCTTTTTACAGTTTCAGTGTATGACTCTGAGTCATACACCCAATGTTCTATTTTATGCTCTATTGTGCAAATTCCAAATTTTACCTGGTTATCTATAATGACATCTGCATATTCATCTGAGACTTTAAAGTCTGGCAATAAAGCGTTTTCTTCATCTTTAGCTACTTCAAGTAACCATTTTTCACTACCTTCTCTGTATTTGCCTTTTGATGATGTGTAGTTTTTCTTTTTGTAATATGCGTTGATGCTATCTAATGGCGCATTATTAAAGAATTTACGTAAAAGAAAAATTTCTGAAGCTTTAATATGTATGTTTTTCATTATTAACTGTTTTAAATAGATTTTTTTATAGATTTCTTGAAAGAAAAATATTTATGAAATATAATTCATTATTATTTTCTCAATATTATCAAATGTTTTATCAGATTCGTCTAATAGTTTTTTATAAACAATATAAATTTGATTATTATCAATATTTTTAATATCATAAGTATAATCTGGATATAAATCCGGTAAATTTTCCAACATATTTAAATAGATGCTCTGTCTTTTTGTCAAAAGTTTATCATCAACCTCTATTTTTTTAACATCATCCCCATCTATAGCACAAAATACAATTGCATTTGGTGATTTACTATCAATCAAATATTTAAGACCCTTTATAGATGTTGATAAAACTTTATATTTATCAGTGTTTATACTCGTTTTATTTGATGATAAACTTACTTCATTATTTTTCTTCTCAACTAAATAAAATTTATAAGACCAAGAATCGCCAACTAAATTAAAATCCAATTGATAGACATTTTTATCAATCTGAAATAACCCAATCAATCTTTTATCTTTATCAATCCATCTAATATTAATATTAGATGTATCGAGAGACTCTGATAGGTTTTTTAAAAAATGTATCTCAAAGTTCATTTAACATAATTTTTTTGTTTTTCTGACCAACCAAGTAACAAGGTATTGATGTTGCTTTATATTGTAGACCTTCGTTTGTCCACCAATATCCATTCTGCTTATGACATTTAGAAGTGAATGTTTTATTTATTCCAAGGTCACAAAACAAATAAACATTTCCTTCTTTAAAATAATCTGGTTCCCTATATTGAAAACCATCAAGATTTTCTTTTTCTAATATTTTTTCAATTAAATTTAAAGATATATTTCGCATTTCGGTTGTACCAAATAATGCAAAAAATAATTTTTGTGTTAATGGTTTCATTATGGATTTATCTATAGATTGTGATTTCTTAATTCTTGAACACAAAGATACAAAAATATAGAATAAAATTAATAAATTTTTTCAGTTTCATCAAATATTTCATCTATACGATTATCTCTTTGACTACTTATAAGAATAGATAAGTTCTTTTGATAATCATTAGTAAAGATATAAAGAACTGAAGGATTTGAAATAGAAAATTTATAATCTAAATAAACTTCCATTTGTGATACAATGTTTGGTGAATTATTATTAATGTTTTTGCCTATACTTACTATTTCAAGATCAATTGAATCAAATATTAGAATGAAATTTTCATCCCACTGAGTAAACACATCAACCCATAAATTTTTACCAGACAAACTTCCGACTAAAAAAGGAAGTGGATCCGCCGCCACTATTTTTGCATTATGTACATAAAATTGAGAGGAATCACTTAGATCAGTATATAATCTACCATTCGTTAATAAATTTTTTCCTTGAATATTCTTTAATCTATCAACTATCTTGGAAAGATATGTCACATGTGGTAGATAAGTGGATTCTAAACCTAAAGGTCTTAGATCGAGAAATTCAATATTTGAGATTTTTAAAGAATCTTTAAATAAGTTTTTAAATAAAGATTGTTTTAATTCTTCTTTTATTAAGGATAATATCATTTCCTCATCAGTAAGTGACATTTGCACTTTTAATTGACGGATTTCACCAACAACTTTTGTTTTATTGATAAAATTGAATTTTTCTAATATTGATTTTTCGAAATCTTCCATTTATTTTTACATTTTTTTACCTGTTGTTAGATCGTAATTTGTTATAAGTAATTCTATTCCTTTTGATTGTTCCTTTTTTAGGTTTGAATTATTTCCACCTTGTGCAGAACTTCTAAAAACCTCTTTTTCAAACCACATATACTTATCCTTAGGCAATAATTCATCCAATAAAGGAAAATAATAATATGACAATGACCACCTTGATTTTATATTTTTTAGTAATTCTAAAAGCCTTCTATGTGAAGCTGGTCCAAATACATCATCTTTATCAGAACCATACCAAAAAAGTCTTCTAGAATCATCTTCACCATTTTCATCAGGTCTGAAATAAGGAGGATCTAAATAGATATAAGTATCTTCAGAATCATATTTCAAGATTAATTCCTCAAAGTCTATGTTATGAAACTCTGTAATAGATTTAAGTTTCTCAGTATAAGTATTCTTTTTCAATTTTCTTATAAGAACTTCTAATTTTAATTCATCTTTATCTTTTTTGTACCCATTGAAGCCCGCGCCACGAGGAAAAGTCGAATTGTGTGCTGATGTTATTAGAAAGGCATATATAGCACCCTTTTTGAAATCACCAATCTCAAAGTTCATATTATCTAAAAAGTCATTTTTTATATATCTTTTATAAATATCCTTATAAAAATCCCATTTTTTTAATGGATCTGTTTCTTCTGTTTTTAAGAGAGTCTCTTTTAATCTTTCAAGATATTTAAGAAATTCTTCTGGTTCAGAGCAACACTTATAAAGGTTTACTTGGTGACGATTTTTATCATTATAGATAACTGTATCAAATACTAATGAATCATCATCCATATAGGTGGCCATTGATCCACTGAATGGTTCGATGTAAGTTTCAATTCCATTTTTTGGAATTTTTGTGTTTATAAAGGAATGGAAGGCTGAAGAACTCTTACCCCCAAAATATGATATACAAGACATTTTATTTTCTATATTTAATTTTTTCTTTACTTATAGACACTGCCTTATCAAAAGTTTTTTTCTTTCTTTCTAAAAACACATTCGCGTCTTTATATAAAAAATAGTAAATGTTCTCAATATCAGTTAAACCACCCCAATCAATGACATAATAAGTTCCTTTTGGACATCTTATTTTATTTTTACCACTTAAATTAGCAAATTCAACCAATTTATCATAGTATTCTTTTATAAAATCATAACTACCCGAACATATATTAACCTGTCCTCTGTCACTATTATCTCTTTTATCATGATGTATAGATATACATCCATCACCATCGAAAACACCTCTCATGAAATGATTTTGTAATCTTTCAGGTATATTTGGATATTTAACTACCATTGTTTTATTTGAGTGTATTCCTAATTTTCCTAAATCACTCTTAGTTTTAGCGGATGATAAAACAAAACTTGAAATATTTCTAGCTTTTGAAGTAAATACATTACCTTCTGAATTAGTATATTTTTTAAATTCATATAAAATATCAGTTTCTTTCTGCGTTATTGTAATGCTATTTGTACTATCACTAACACACCCGTCTGCAACAATAAATCCTAAAAAGTAAGCTTTGTCTTCGGTATCTATAGATTCAAAGTAATCTATATTAAAATTGCACCAAGTTGGGATTTTTTTCAACTCACCACCAAATTTTAAAATTATATTTTTATAATGTCTTTCGGATATACCCCATTTTTTCAAATTATCTTTTCTTTTCATACCATTTTCTCGTTCATTGAAGAGTTCTTTTTCTTCTGGATCTGTTAAATATTTCAATTTTCTCATAAACCATAAATTATTTTTTCATATAAAGTATATATTAAAAACATTACCTCTCCTTATGGAAAAATATCAAGAATCTAACAAAATCTCCAAAAAAAAGTATAATTCTGACAAAACATTCGTTCAAATCTCTAAGGAATTGCACAAAAAAATAAAAGACCATTGTAATACAAATGGTCTTAGTGTTAAAGATTTTTTAGAAAATATTATTTTAAAGAATATTTGAAAAGATCATAAACTAAACAACTAAATTATTTTAAATACTTTCTTTTTAGATATAAAAAAATATGATCCAATGTAGAACTTAATTATCAAATCTAGGAAAAAGTATATCCTCTAAAGAAGGTTTCTTTTCTCTACTATTAATCTCTGCTCTTATCTTCATTAAGATCTTTCCTAAATAGTTAAGACCTTGTCCTTGGCAAACTCCCCAGTAAACATCATTAAAAGAATTTCCTTCAATTAATTCTTCATCTCCTGTTGATAACAACATTTCTTTCAATGATTCATTTTTAAATTTTTCACGAACTGCCCATTCCATAACAGATAACTTTATATCAACCCAATCTTTTCTAAGTGATATCTTATTTCTTCCAAATCTTTTTACATCACCTGGATTCTTTATCATAGATATCATTTCTCTGACATCTGTTTCTGGATAGAATCTACCATCTATCATCTGATCTCCCTTTACTTTCATTGCAACATAATAAGCTTCAACACTTTTATATGTTATTCCTTGATGTTTTATCTCACATGGATAAAAATTACTTAGAAATGAAAATCTGCCAGAAAATGAATCTATCATACTTTATATATTTAAATAAATATAGAAGTTTTTTGAACACACATGATTTTAAATATATAAAGTATATGAAATATATAAAAACATTTGGAGATCGTGATGATTTTGAAAAATTTGATTATTCTGATATATCAAAATACATAAAAGAAGAGATATCATTAGGAAATTCAATTCCATATAGTGTTGAAAATAATCTTTATAAATCTGGTGATTATTTATGTTCTTCTTTTAAAATAGATAAAAGAGATGTTATAGTTTCTTCAATTATTATAAATGATAGTGATACTATTTGCGTAAATGGTGGTAGAAACTATAAAACGTTGAGTGATTATTTATTACAATTTAATAAACACACTGATAAATATCTATATGTTGGATTTGGAGAATATTTAGATGGTGTTTATAACTATGATAAAAATGTCAATGATAATGAAACACTTTTTAGAAAAATAACAACTATAATCAATATAATTAAAAGTATGGTTTCATATCATAAAATAAATTATATAATTTTTAAATCAATTGATAATGATTTAAGCAGTGAATTGAAAGCAGATTATAACAAACGAGATAAATTTTATGAATTGTTTTTATCATATAACAACGTAGATTATAAAAAAATAAATCAACGTATTGATATAAATGGTGAAATCATTCAAGATTTCTTTATTCTAATATTATAAAATAAAAAATCCACCATTTAGGTGGATTTTTTATTAGTGGAGACGGAGGGTGCGAATCCTCTTCTTCCTGAGGTGACTATAATCAGTCGTTTACAAGCTTAGTCATGTTTTTCTAAACTGACAAAATATTTGATTTCTTTTACTCATAAGAAATCAACAAAAAACTATCACTATTTTTAACTGTTGTGATTCAGTGTAAGTTTTTATGAAGTTTCAATTAAGCTACTTCAAGCTCTCTTACAGTGAGCATGTTGTTTTGTAGAGCAGCTACTAAATCTTCACTGGTGCCTACTTCGTTTGAAACGTTGCCGTTTGCGTTGTTTGTCAATTTGTTTTAATCGGATACTAACAAACCGATACTTGCCTAACTATCTCCAACAACTCCGAATCAATACATTTCGTCCCCGTTTTTGATTATACAAATATATATATTATATATTAAACTCACAAATTTGTTTTTTAAAAAGGTTCTTCAAATTCATCTTGTATAAAATCAAATTGAAATACTGAGGAACCACTCTTATCTTCATATAATTCGACCTCAACAACATGATTTGTTAATAGATCTTTTTTTATTTTTTCAGTGACTTCAAATGCAGTTACAATATCCATGATCTTCAATCTCTTTTTCATTACAACATATGCAGTAACATCCATGCCGGTATCAGACTCAACAATCGCATCTAAATCATTTGATTTATACATCTTTCTTAACCAATAACATAATTCTCCTACTGTATCATCAGGAACTTCTTCTCCATCATTACTATTATCAGTATTATCAGTATAATCTTCATCACCAGTATAATCATATCCATCAAAATCATCATATGATTCAAAATATTTTAAATATTTTTTATATTTCATATCATCATCACTTAGTTCAATAAAAAGTGAGTAGTCATCTATATGAATATTAAGATTATTCAATTTGTTCCTGCCCATAAGATGACTCAAACTATAAATATCAGATTTAACATATTCAAAATTTGCACCATCTATATCAAATTTTAAGTAAGATTCTTTTCTTTCTTTTACAACCTTTGCAGAACAGTAGATTATAGACTCTTTTACATCACTCAGAAACTTTCCAAAAACTTCCTGAACATCTTCATCGATGCCAGCCTTTCTATCAGTAGGTAGAGACTCCCATTTTACATTTAAACAAGCATCTGCTAATTTCTGAAGAAAAGTCATATTCTGATGCTCATTTCTAGTATGTTCTTCAAAATATCCAACTGATATATTTGTACACTCAGGTATAATATCCATAAAAGAAGCAGAATCCGTGAATATACCAGTAGGATCCAATGTCATCTTTAATCCACTCCTATTTAACTCACCTGCCAGTGCCTTTCCAAATGTATCGGAACAACAAACTTCACCAAACTGAGATGTTATAACAGAATTATAATTTCTTCTATCAAATGATACACATCTCTTCACACCTTTTAAATGCACAACACTTTCAAAATTATTAGAAACATCTCTTGATCCAATACCACCCCTTTCTTCACCTATGAAAAAGTAATAAATACCTGGAATATTATGCGAAATCATATAAAGCATAATAGCAACTCCTGACTTACAATCCGCTCCTAAAATAGTCTTTCCATCAGATCTTAAAATCTCATCAGTTCCCTTAATATCGGAATAAAGAACAACATCCGATTGTTGACGATCCGCAGTGTCCAAATGTGATGTAAACATAGTTTCTGATTTTCCAACTATCTTATAATAATTTCCCCATTTATCTTTTTGTAGCCCTATTGGAGATATTAATGGAACGACTTCTTCTTCATGCCCATGCGGATAAGTCTTAGTCACTAAAGAAATAAAAGTACTTCTTAAATCTTTTGGATTGAACTTAAAAGGCGGTACCTCTACTAATTTAATCGCACTTGAATCTTCTGGCAACTCACCATCTTTCAAAACATTATATTTATTTATGAAGCTACCTATTTCTTGTCTTGAAAACTTATCTGGGTAAGCGGTCCTTATATAGGTACCAACTTTTAAGTGTGTTTTTATACCATCTATGATAACATTGAATGAATAATCATGTTCAGAAACATCAACATATTCCGCAAATCCTTTTGGAACAGTAACATTTTCTGAATCCATCATTACACTAGCAATCTTATCATTTATATCTACAAGTATATCCCAAAGTGAATCAGAGTAATTTAATCTTTTCATAAGACTATATATTAGTATTTTATATTAAAAATGTCACAAAACTTATTAATATTTGTGACATTTTTTAATATAAAATTGTTTAATTGATAATAGAATTAATAATTAAATTTAATTCTGACTTTGAAATAGAACGTGGTCCAACTGTTAAATCCTCCCAAACTGTATTGTTTAGTGTAGAAACTATATCATTTATCATCTCTTTCATATAATCTTCTTTCCCAAACTTGAAATACACACTTCACATCATAATCATAACTATCCAATAAAAAAGAATTACTTGGTAATATCTCTTCATATATAAGATGAAAATATTTCGGTATTCTATTTTTAATACTTGGTTTTGAAAAACTTATAGGTAGTATAAATGCTACAGTATTTGCAAATTCACAACTTCTTTTGACAAATTTCATGGCAAGAGATCCCTGTTTGCCAAAAGGAGGATTTGATATAACTAAAACATTAAGCTCAAATGGGGTTTTTAAAAATTTACTATAATCCCATAATAGATAGTCACTTTTTATAACATCATCTATATCTGGCGATATATCAATACCTATTTTATTATTTAATATATTATTATAAAATGATCCATCTCCACAACATGGAACAATAACTAAATCATATTTATCTATATCTACTTTTTCTATTAGTCTTTTTGCTAAGTCAACTTTTGTATAAAATTTATCTAACTCAGACTTTAATATTCGTCTCATATTAATTTATATTCAATGAATTTAATAAGTTTTATTTAGATTTGTATAGTTCTTCATATATTAACTTTAATTTCTTCTGCATTTCTATGATCCACCTTTACTTGACCTGGATTCATAGTAGAATCCTTAGTAACAAACTTGGCCTTGCAATAAACTACTACACATTCACCTACTTTACATTTGGAATTCTTCGCAGCAATCTTAGCAACTTCTTCAATAACTGACTTATCTGGTAACTTATCTTTAATCCTAATAACAACATGTGATCCAGGAACTCCTTTAGCATGAAACCAAAGATCATCACTGTACGATTCTATTGTTGTTAAATAATCATTAGATACCGCATCCCTGCCAATAAGAACCAAAAAATCTCCTACTTGTTTTTTTTGAATATTTGGAAACTTTTCCTTTTTAGACTCAAATATCACCTTTCCTTTTATCATGTCTTATATATTAAAAAAAACTCAGATTTTACAATCTGAGTTTTTTATATTAAACCACAAAGTTCTATTAGAACTTTTCATATCTTATTAAAGAGAATATGTGCCAACAGTAAAGTTGAATGTATTAACACCCAAAGAACCCAATGCTGGATTACTTCTCTTAAAGTCAAGATTATACTGAGTAACACCACCAACCAAATGAGAAGCAGTTGGACTAACCGTCAAGGATCCAGATGCAGTTATAACAACATCAAGACCATTATTATAAGCTCCCCAAGGAGCACTTAAAATAAAAGTGTTACCACTTTGCTCAGCAGTGAATCCAGCCCATTTACCAGTTGCATTCTGAGAAGCAGTTGCAACAAGAATAGCAACAGCATTACTCACAGATTGAGTAGATGAAAACGTGAAAATAAATAAATTTGATCCAACGGCACCAAAGTCAGGTGAATTTACTCTCACAGTATTATTCGGACTAGCCGTTCCAGCAAACGTCCAAGTTCTAGAAGCTGGAACATATGTAGTTGTTGGACTAGTTGAAGCAGTAGAAGTCTCTAAATTAGGAATAGAATATGTTACACTTCCCTCAAAGAAACCATTTGTGATAGGAATTGTTTTAGATTGAGAGAATCCCTCAATTATAATATCGTTTTCAGAATCGTATCCTCTGATTCTCAGTGCTTTTAAAGAAACACTTAATACGTTTGATGCAGTAGAATAACTTACATCATCAATTCTTAAATATGGTAATGACATGGCTTTTTTTTTATTTTTATATATTAATGTAAAAAAATGACTTTTTTACATTTTTTATTTTTTTTACAGATTATACCTCAACTACAAATTGTCCTCTATACTCTTTAAAATCTGGCTTCTTCATCACTGTAATAACAGTAAGCTTGAATTCCAAATCACCCGGTAATAAAGCACAAACAATATTCAAATTGGTTTCTTTATTTCTAATTACAAAACGATTTGGACCACCTGCCCTAACACCACGAGTTGGATAGTCATCCTTATTCTGATAGATATCAAACTCATCTTGCATAAGAGCAATTGTTATTTGCTCAACCGCCTCTTCAATTGTATCTAATATCTCATCCTTTGTTATATTTGAGACTATTTTATCACTATCAGTAGTAACACCATGTCTCCATTGTCGTCCTAAAGCATGTCCTAAAGCTTCTACATCAATTCTAATTTCAACTGGTTGTCTAATATCTCCAATGAACTCTGGTGCTCTTCTATCCATTAATTTTGGATCAACATAAGGATTTCTAATTGGTCCTGATTCAAATATTTTAAATGTTTTAATATGTTTCATAGAGATATATATTAATTATTAAAACTTAAATATTTAAGATATATCTTGTTTGGCCACATCCCCATATTCTGAAATTTCCAAGTGAGTGCATTATCTCTACCTCAGTTTTTGTACTATCGTGTCCTTGTTTGACCAACTTTCTTTTATTGTAATTAAATCTGTGTTTTCTAACACCCTTTACAACCCACCAATAATTCAATTGAGTTTTTCCACTTTTTTTGAAATTCAATTTTTCATATAAAGATCCATTCACAGAATTTATTATTGATTTTGGAGATGTTTTGAATATTAATTTACAAATTTTACACTGATGTAGAATTTTATGTCGAATGTTTTTGTAGTTTTCTAAAACTATGAAGTTTTTACTGACAATCTTCTCATATTCAATGTGTTTAACTTTACAAGGGCACTTTATTTGAGATAATTCTTTTGGCTTTCTTTTATATAATTTATCACAGGTAGAACATTTAAAACTAATAGAAGTTATAGAATCAACATATTCATCCACTTTAGTGAATCCAAAAGAGTTTAGTCGTTTAATGAATTCATCGTTAGTTAATTTAAGGCCTTTTTTTGAAAAAACTACTTTTTCCATATGAATTTTTTTTGTCCAGATCCCCAAATTCTAATGATTTTAGAATCTTTTTTAATTTCATTTTTTCTCACTTCGTTTTCAACATACCAGTAAGATTCTTCTTTAATACATTCTAAATCCATTCCTATTTCATAATATATTTTTTCAGGCCACTCATTATGTGAATAACTTACTATCTCATCTGGTTTCATTAATTTAATAAAATATTCAAATAATCTATAAGCAGATCCAATAACTAATAAATCAACCTTATTGCAAAATCTAACCATTTCATATATTTCTTCTTTGATATTTTCAAATGTCATTATACTAACTAATTCTCCATTATAATATAATCCGAAATTGTGTGAAGATTTTATAGATCCTTGTAAGTGATTTTCTATTAAAAATGACTCAACATGTCTTAAATCTATTATTCTTTTAATATCACAATTTCTTGCATAAATTTTATTTTTAGTGATACCAAGTATATTTCTTATTCTCGATTTAACTATCTTATTTTTAAATTTCCAGTCATCTTCATAAATCTGTATTAAAGAAATTCCTAAATTCTCACACTCATTCCACTTATTATAATGGTATCTTTTAGGTTTATTCAATTCATTATGCCACCAAATACCATTGAATTCAAATGCTATTTTATCAGTTGGTAAGTAAATATCAATCTCTTTGTTATTTGATAAAGTTTTTTTATCATTGAATAAGATAACACCATTATATTCATCTTGTATGAATTTTCTTAATTCATTTTCAACTGATGATGTATTAAAGGCAGAAGTTATACAATCTTTCCAACTCAATCCTAAATATTTCCTTTGTCGAAGAACTTCATAAGAAGTATAATGTGTTTTACCACAATCATTACACAACAAAGTAAATATATCAGTTTCAAAATTATAATCTATAAATTTGCCATTTTCTTTTATTACAATCTTTATCGATTCTATTTTTTTTAATTTTCTTTTTTCTATATTATGTGGTAGTAAAGAAGGATGATTTACACCCCAATTTTCAAATATTTTTTTAGTAACTACTTCTTTTGATCCTTTAGTTGAACAACTATTGCTACAGAATTTCTGATATCCAATTGTTTTACTTTTAAATTTTACTTCATCATTACAATATAAACACTTAGGTCGGTGATTCATATCATTCAAAAACATATATACTCTTTCATTGAACTTAGTATCAATGGTTGATTCAATTATAATTGAATATATTTTTGGAAATTTTTCTTTAACATAATCTTCCCTCGAATATATTCCATTTTTATTCTTACAAAGTTCTTTATATTCACACACACTTATATTCATTGTATAGTATATATAAAAAAACACCTCCTTTTTAGGGGAGGTGTTTTTATTTTTAACTATTCTATTAAGAATTAGTTCAAGAATTGTGCAGCATCCACAACATACATTGTCATGAATTGCTTCTCTGGGAAGAAACCCACGTCAGTAATAGCGTATCTAGAACGCAAAAGCATCCTTGGAGCAAAAGTTGCCTCAGAGATGATGCTTATAGATTGAGCCATCAAGTATGGAACGAAAATCAAACCAGGTTGATCTGGGTTGTTCTTTCTACCAAGAACGATTCTGTTATCGTTATATCTCTGATATGGATCAACGTAGATTTGAATATCTCCAATTGTTCCTACAGGATATAATTGACCTTGTGAGTTCATTTTAGATTTTAACGGGTTAACAGTGTAACCAGCAATATCCATAAGTGAAGCAGCAAGACCTCCGTTTGTGATTGCATACTGAGCAGGGCCAACACGACCTTCTGTTGCAATGTAGTTAGAAGCGTGTGCCAACTTAGTTACAAGTTTTCTTTGAACAGCGTGAGTAGTTTCACCACCGATACCACCATTTGCGTTAACATATGAAGTATCTAAGTCAAAGATAGTTGCAGTTCCAGGAACACCAACGAATGTAGCTGGCCCACCATAAGCAGGTGCATTTGTTCTGTTAGTATCTCCTAATTCAAAGATTTTCTTAACGATTTGTTTAGAAATTGTCTGAGAAAGTTCATTAACAAGGATAGATTCCATTTTTTGAACGATATCCATACCAGTGTTAGCTTTGATATCCTCAATTTCAGTTCTTCTAAGAGATGTTGATACTTCAATAGTACCTACTGCTACTGATTTAGAAGAAATTTTTGGACCGATAACACCTGAGTATCTATCATCATCATCCTGACGACTCATTGGGTAGTCACCACTTGAAGCAGCAGCTGTCCAGTTTGCAGAGAATCCAGGAAGGTGATCTTCAAGAGCTGATATCAATTCTACTGCTGCAGTACCAAAAGTAGATGCAGTAACACCACCAAAATTACCTGATTGTAAAGAAGTCAACATTGATCCAGTAGGACCGAATGTATTCAAAGTTTGATCAAAGTAGAAAGGATATCCTCCAACTCCTCCTGAACCAGTAGCTTGACCAGTTGCATTTGACTGTCTGTAAGCTTTAAACATTGGGAGACCATCAATTCTTGAGAAACCAAGAAACTCTAACAATCCTTGTACGTTAGCACCAGGAAGTGAAGTAGTCAATACTCCTGCAGTTCCTGATCCTAATGTGTTAAACGCAACAAATACTTGAGTACCATCAATACCACCTTGAGTAAGTCTACCATTGCTAGATACAAAGGCTGAAAGAGTTGCTGAGATTGGTGCAATAGTAGTAGCATTTAATTTGAATACTTGTGGACGACCAGTAGTAGTACCATTTGTAAGATCGTCATATTGGAAATCAATATAAAGAAGATCAATTTTTGGACCTGGAGTAGGTTTAACCGCTACAAGATCAAGACCGATAGTTTGACCCGCGATTTTCATAGCTACTGGAAGTAAGTTTTGACCAAGGTCACCTGATCCCACTTGTGAACCAAGTGCAGATCCTATTCCTAATCCAGGATTAAAACTTGGACCAGCAAGACCTGGCAGTGAACTAAGACCTGGATTTACAACAGCTCCCATACCTGCAGTAGTTGCGTTAGCGTAAGCGTTTTCGTTAATAGAGTGGAATTCAGCCAATTCTGACATCCATTCGACTCTGTCACCCGTAACGCCCATGTTCTCCAATACTGGAGTCCACTTCTTAACGGCTTTTTGTTTGTCTATTCTAATATGTGACATAATTTTTAATTTTAATTTTTATTTCTACTTAAACCTGTAGATTAAAGGTTTTTGAATCTTTCCATGATTGATGTTAACTCGTTGTCAGATAATTTATCTTCTTGAATTAACGCTTCATGTGAAACTAATTTCTTAGTCACAGATTCATTCTTTTTAAGATTTCTAGTCAACCAGAAGTGTTCAACTTGTGATTCTGTTTTCAACACATCTTCAGGGTAAAGTCTAGCCTGTGATAGAACTGACTTTCTAGAACTCTCGTTCAATTGATTCCAGATTGGTTTTACGTTTTCTGGCATCATTCTTATTACTCTTTGTTCAAGAGTTTCTTCTTTTGAACTTAACGCTTCAGATATTAGACTAAGCACTTCTTTCGTGCTAAAGAAACTTTTTTCGTTTATGTAAAGTTTTACTGCTTCTTGGTCCTCATTTGTGAGGCTGTAGAAACTGTCTACCTGAGTTTTGTTAAGAAACTTCAAGAAATGTAGATCGGTTGTTTCAGCGACTTTACGTTTTTTAGCCTCTTCGATCAATTTATCAATAGATTTAGATAACTCTGTATCAGAATCACCAGTTGATTCGTAGGTTTCCTCCTCTTCTTCATCGGAACCACAAGTAAGACATTCTCCGTCTTCACCTTCTTCCTCTTCGTCATAGGAACCTACCATCACTGGAGTTTCATCAACTGATGGATACATATGTTCATCACCCATCATCATCATATCATCTTCTTCTTCTTCTTTAACTTGTTCAAATCCCATGTCATCCAAAGATGGCATTTCATCTTCCTCAGATCCATAAGATTCAAACAATCTTTTGTTACCTTTTAATTTTTCTACTATCAAACCAGAGTATGATATAGACTTATCAAGATTCTCTGCGATATACTCAGAGTAAGCAATGTTATCATCCAAGTTCTCTGCGATATACTCAGCATAAGCAATGTTACCTTCAACATGTTCAGCTAAGTACTCAGAGTAAGCAATTGAATTGTCTAAGTTCTCTGCAACATATTCAGCATAAGAAATATTCTTATCTAAATTCTCTGCGATATACTCAGAATACTCAATATTCTTATCTAAATTTTCTGCTAAGTACTCAGAGTAAGCAATGTTCTTATCAAGATGTTCAGCTAAATACTCACCATAAGAAATATTCTTATCCAAGTTTTCTGCGATATACTCAGAATACTCAATATTCTTATCAAGTTTTTCTGCGATATATTCAGTATAGTTTATAGACTTCTCTAAACTCTCAGCTAAGTAATCATTGTGTTTGATCAACTTATCTTGAGTAGATCTTAAAGTATTGTTCTCATTAACAACAATCTGTACTTTTTCTGCTAAGTAATCAAGATACTTCACAATCTGTGAATTAGTCTTGTTCAACTCATCATAGTATTCTAAAAGTTGTTCCATTTTCTTAGGGTTAAGATTTCCCTTGTTCAAAGCCGTTTTAACCGACTTCTTTGTTGTTGACAACTCATTAACTAAATAATTAGAATAATCAGTCAACTGCTTTTTTGTTACAAAGTCATTTGCGTTCATGTTGAATAATTCATTAATTTTTGATTCATCTTTCATCTCATAGATTCTGAAATTTGATTTTTTGTTATAACCAAGTGACTCGTTAAGAGTTACTATGTTCATTCTCGCAGATGAAAATCCAGGATCTGCTACGATATCGTAAGTGAATAATTTTTTAAGACTAACTGTACCATTCGCCTCAGTTACACCTGCTGCTCTTGATGATACAAATATTGGACAACCATCACTGACAAGTGCCTTAGCCTCTTTGCCCCAATAAGTATTTAATAATCTTATCTCACCTTCAACTCTGTTAGACTCTCTAACGAAAGCTGCCTTTTTCAAAATGTGTGAAGACCTTGAAAGCGAAGTGTCAAAAACATCGGGATGGTCAAATTCACCATAAACTACGCCAAGTGAAGTTATTCTCTCATTTAACTCTTGTAGAGCAGGTAAGAATTTTTCTGCGGTGTAGATTCTTTCATTCCTATTAACGATATCAAACTCAGTGAACACACCGCTTAAAAGATATTCATCTCTTTTAGGACTTGCATTCTCATTGAGTGATAACGAGTTAGTTGCATTTTCTACAATTAGTACTGATTTCATATAATTTTTGCTTTATTTTCAGATATATATTGAAGTGTAAAAAACCAAAAAAAATAAAGGTGGATTTTTTATAACAAGGAGGGGAAACACAGAACTTGATATATAGGTAAAAGAGATTAAATACATGTTCAAAACAACCAATAGATTGACTGAGAAGAAATTAAAAAGAGATCATAAAGAATTTTATGATGAGATGATAGAATTTGTAAAGGAGGAGGATATATCACTGAGTGAATATGTCTGGCTTTTTCAAAATGGATTTTCTAAAACACCAAGTTGTAAAAACTGTGAAACAAAAGTTAAATTCATAAAATTTTCACAGGGATATAGAAAATATTGTTCTAAAAAATGTGCAGCAGAGCATACACATAAAGATGATAAGATAAAAGAGTCAAGAATAAAAAAGATGTCGTTGTGTAACTATGACAAGGATTTGAGAAATTTAATGACTGAAAAAGCGAATTCCACAAAAGAAGGATTCAGTGAAGAAAAAAGAATAGAAATAAATCAAAAAAGATCTGAAACGGTAATAGAGAAATATGGAGTAAACAACATATCGAAAAATAAAGAAATCAATAAAGAGAAATCTAAAAAGATTAAAGAAGTATTATCAGAGACGAATACGATAAAATCGAAAAAAAATATAGAAAGCCTTGGATATCTTGTTGAAAGTATGGATAAATATAATTTTCATTTATTTTGCAATGATTGTTCTAAATCATTTTCTATAACTAGGTCATTATTCAGTCAAAGAAATCGTGGTAATATTAAAATATGCTTGAATTGTAATCCAAACAACAATGATTCTTTTTTTGAGATGGATGTTGCTGATTTTATAGAAAAGAACGCAAATACTCAAGTAATAAGGAAGTGTAAGATGTTCAAAAAATATGAAATGGATATTTATCTGCCTGATATGAATCTGGCATTTGAGTGTAATGGATTATGGTGGCACTCTGAAAAATATAAAGAAAAAAATTATCACAGAGATAAAAGTATTTTTTTTGAGGAGTTAGGAATAAAGGTGGTGCATGTATGGGAAGATGATTGGAAAAATAAAAAAGAAATAGTAAAATCTATGATAGTAAATTTAATATCTAAAAATATTAGCATCAATTTGGATGAATGTATAATATCAGAAATTTCTCTAATTGAAACTAAGAATTTCTTGAATGAAAATCATATTAATGGACACTATATAACAAAGTATAGATTTGGACTTTTTCTTAAAGAAAATTTAATAAGCACCATATCTATATGCAGATCAAATTCTTCTAATAGTTACGAAATAAAAAGATTCTGCAATAAATTGAATTATAACATACCAGCATCATTTCAAAAATTATTGAACCACTTAATATTAACATTTAATCCGAAAAGTTTAATTTATTGCACAAGTATAGATTGGCCATTATATGAATCATATAAAAATATAGGATTCAAAGAGATACTTAGAAAAAATCCGGAATACTCATACTTCCATAAAGATTATACTCTGAGAATAAATAAATCAAATTTCAATAAATCTGACCTAATAAAAGAGGGATTTGATATATCATTGACCGAACATCAAATAATGAACAAACTTAACTATTTCAGAATATATGATTCTGGAACAATTGTATTTGAATTGAATATAAATAAAAACCTAAATAATGATAATAAGTGATCAAGTATCAATAACAATAAATTCAGCAAATTTCAATCATTATCAGAAGTTCTTTGAAAAGGATCTTAGAGTAAAAGATGTTGTTCAAGTTTCAATAGAAAATTTGACGCACGCATCAAGGTCAGAGATACTTGTGAAGTGTGATGAATGTGGTGTAGAGAAAAATCTAGTATTTAAAGACTACTTTAAATATGGATATACTGGAGGAGATTATCTATGTAGAAAATGTAAATTAAAAAAGAATAATTTAGAAAAATGGGGAGTTGAGAATGTATTCCAATTAGATTCTGTTAAAGAAAAATCTAAAAAAACAAACTTAGAAAAATGGGGAGTTGAGTTTATATCTCAATCCAAAGAAATTCAAAAAAAGATAAAAGAGAATAATATAGAAAAGTTTGGAAAAGAACATCATTTGCAAAATGAAGAAATTTTGAATAAAATGAAAACAACCAACATAGAAAGGTGGGGTGTTGAAAATATATCACAGTCTTCTGAAACAAAAGAAAAAAAGACTCAGACTTATATAAAGAACTGGGGAGAAGGAAACAATAAAAAAAGTGAGAAATTTAGAAAATCAAACTTCAAAATTGCAAATGATCCAAATTATTTAAAATATTTAAAAGATGGTGAATCTCTTTTCAGATGTGATAACAATAAAGATCATGAATTTGAAATTGGAATTGATGTTTATTCAAAAAGAATAAAATATAAAACCACCATATGTACTATTTGTAATCCAGTTGATACTCATCAATCAGGAAAAGAAATTAAATTATTCAATTTTATTGAATCAATTTATCCTGGTGAAATAATTCAGAACTTTAGGATTGATAGGAAAGAAATTGATATTTATTTGCCCTATTTCAAATTAGGATTTGAGTTCAATGGAGTTTACTGGCATTCAGACGTTTATAAAGAAAAGACTTTTCATATTGAGAAAAGTGAATTCTTTGAAGAAAAAGAAATTCGTATTTTTCACATATGGGAAGATGATTGGGATGAAAAATCTGATATATTGAAAAGTCAGATTCAGAATATTTTAGGAAAAAGTTCAATTATTATGGCGAGAAAGTGTGAAGTAAGAGAAATAAATGATTCTGTTTTAGTGAAAGATTTTTTGGATAAAAATCACATTCAAGGTTATGTGAATTCAAAAGTTAAGATTGGATTATTCTTTGATTCTGAATTAGTTAGTTTAATGACATTTGATAAATTTGAAGGAAGAAAGAAAATGAAAGAAACTGAATGGAATCTAAACAGATTCTGTAATAAATCTGGATTCAGTGTTGTTGGCGGAGCTTCTAAGATTTTAACATTTTTTACAAAAGAATATTTACCTACCAGAATAATAAGTTATTCTGATAAAGATTGGAGCAGGGGAATACTCTATGAAAAGTTAGGATTTCAAAAGGCTTATGAAACTAAGCCAGATTATAAATATCTAGTGGACTTCAAAAGAGTTCATAAATCGAATTTCAAAAGAAGTATAACTGGACTTTCAGAGTCTGAGTTGGATTTACCAAGAGTTTGGGATTGTGGGAAGATTAAATGGGAATTAAATAATTAATATAGATCACCTCTATCAGCAAATCCGGATTCTCCTAAATCATCTAAATTTATTTTTTCACGACCATCGTGTCCATACACATAAAAAGTGTTGCCTTTCCATGCAGATCCCTGATAGTCTCCAGGTATGTCGGAATAAATTAAAATCTCACCATCTTTTATTCCTAAACATCCAATTGCGCGGTACTTATTTGAAATTGAATATACTAGATTATCTTTAACGTGAATTTCTTTATCTAAATTAAAATTGAATTCTTCTTTAGAGGAAAATCCATTAACTATAACTCCATTTGTTGTTTTTATAAAATACTTATTAAAAGTAAAATTTCCTACTTTATATGGAAATAATAGAGTAGATTGAAAATCACCAATCAAATCTCTGATGGTTTTAACATTTTTAAAGTTTTCAAATAGTTTTAAATGTTGCATTTCTCTTATTTATTTAATTATATCACAAATGTAGTAATTTTATGCAAATTAATCCATCAAATGACCAACCACATCGAATATTAATATTCCATCAAAACCTTTTGTTCTCATTTTGTGATACCACTCCATTTTTTCAGTTGGAGTTGGTTCTTTATCATCGAATTCTAGATGCCACATAGTTTCAATTTGTTCTTCATCATTCATCCAATCATCAGATGGTGAATTATCATCTCTTTCATAAGAATCTTCTATGTCATTGAATTCATTTATTTTTTTAATATGTTTCATTTTTTTTTATTTTATTTTTTAGTATATATTATATTTAAAAAATGTTTTTTAGAAATTTTTAAAACTTTTAATATGTTTCATATTTTCAGATATAAGTTTTTTTCTATTTGAAAGCATATGACCTAATCCAGATTTTGTTAATGATAGTCTTGTATTATATTTTAATCCAGTTTTATCTTGTATATATTTATGCAAGATAAATGAAAATCCTTTTCTTCTATATCCAGGAAGTGTATAAACTGATACAACATAAAATGATTCTGCCGAAAGAGTATATCTTATAGAAGAAACAGCAGTTAATTTATTCTCTATTTCTGTTACTAGTATTAGTTTAGAATCATATTCTACTATCCAAAAATTTTGATCATTATGTAGTATTCTTTCAACCAAACGAGATGTGTTCCCGATTTTTATATCTTTTTTTACATTTAATTCAATATTATATAATAAATCTGTGTTATTATCTAAAAAATTTTGAATGTAATCAATATTTCTTTTGTGGTTATTTGTTTCGTGATATTCAAGATCAGCTAATTCAACAAAAATTTCTACCAAATGTATTTTTTCACCGATTATTTTTTTCAAATCTGATTCAGAATTAAACGATTGACATTTCCAAGGAGTCGTTGCCCATTTTGACCGTGATATCTTTTTGCCGAATTGCATCATCACATCTGAAATATTAAGAACTCCCTCATCTTCTAAAATTTTAAAAAAGTCTTTGAATATTTTAATCGATTCATCATCTACAATCATGTCCTTTTTAGGTGTTAATTTAATTGTATAATTTGATGAACTAGATTCTAACTCAAAATCAAATTGTTTTAAATTATTTTTTAGTTTTGTAAAAATTTTTCTCATATCGTATTTTTAAAAATTATTGTGATTTGTTGAGATCTAAAATCTATCACTGAAATATAAACATTTCTTACTGAGTTAAATTCTTCTATTTTTTCCGCAATACTAAGTAATTTTGGCATTGATCCCTCATTTGATATAAGATCATCCACTGAGAACCAATGTCTATCATTTGAATAAAAACTTTCTTCAATATTAGTTCTTAATTGAAAAGAAACAGCAGGATTCTCGATAAAATCAGTAATTGAATCTGAATAATATTGTTTTAAATAAGAAAGTTGTCCTAAAGAATGATGAGATCTATTTGGATCAAAATATAAAAACACACAAAAATATGGTATTATGGTTTTTTCCAAATATTCCTTGACATCAGATGGAAATTCATGATCTACTAACCACTCACCTGTTACATTTTCAAAACTCAATTTTGGTTTATATGATTTCGTAAGATCAACTGATTCGTTTATTTCAAATTTTTTGATGTATTTCATATTCTATATATTAATCAATTCTTTTTAATTCTAACCAATATAGTTCGATATGAATTATGAAACTCAAAATTATCAATCAAATCGGGGAATAAATTTTCAAAAAGTTCCTCATTATAATATCTATAATTAGACTCCCAGTAATTAGGTGATTCGAAATCCACATCATCATCATATAAAAGTGTCAATAGAACTTCTTTTTCTGATAAATCGATGAGTTTTCTTATTGATTTTATAAATTCTTCTTTTCCTATATACCAAGTGAATACACCAACAGCACAAACCTTATCCCATTTACCAGAAAGTTGATCTATATCAGTGATTAGTTTAAAATTAGAATCCGAATAATGTTTTTTTGCGTCTTCTATGTATTTCTGATTTATATCAACACCTAAATAGTCGGAAATTTGTATTTTCTTTTTTTCTAAGTGTGATATTAAATCACCTAAACCACAACCATAATCTAAAACAGAGTCTCCAGATTTTATATGATCCGATACTAAATTGAAATTATCTTCTTGTGAATCTTTTGCTTCCCAAGCTACTTTACCTGATCTATTAGTATATCTATTATAATATCTATTGTAAGCATCGATATTAGTTTTTAAAGTACTATCTGTAAATTCTTCAAACTTTTTAACATATTTCATATTTCTATATATTAAAAAATATCATATTTTTTTAGAAAGTGACACTATGTATCAAGATATTCTAATTTTACTTGTCTGAATATATTTATATACTGATTATAAAATGATTTTTTAGTAACACCACCGGAATTTCGGATAGGAGGTATTCCCGTGGTGGATGAAATGACACAGAAAAGTGAATTGACCTCTTCTGTATTCAGATTAAAATAGATTTGGTATGTATGATTTGTTGGAGTCCATACATATTCTAAAACATTGATGTCTCCAGTGCATGTTTCTTCTATAAAGAGAAATCCTAATCTTGACATTACTTCTATCCACATATCTACTTCGCTCATATATCAAATATAAGAAATTTTAGAACAGGCATGACCATTCAAGATATATACTTTAAATTCTTACGGTTTTTTATGATTCTAACAAGAGAAATAACAATTAAAATAAATTCATCAAACTTTCAATATTTTGATGATTTTGGATATGATATAAACATAGGTGAAAACTTAACAATTCCAGTTGAATTACTTTCAAAGGGTTCTCATTATAAGATAACTTGTAAATGTGATGGATGTGGTGTTGTTAAAGATGTTATATTTAAAAACTATGTAAAGTATGACAATAAATGGTTAGAATATTATTGTAGAAAGTGTTCTGAAAAAAAGAGAAAAGAAACTTTAATAGAAAATTATGGTGTTGAATATCCTATACAGAACACTGAGATATTCACTAAAATAAGAAAAAGAATAAGCGAGAGAAATGCAATACCATCTACAAATTGATGATTCAAACAATGATCTTATTGAATTTGAAAAGTATATAAGACAATTTCGACCAGGTAAAGATTTTTTAAGAGAGATCAAGTTAAATTCTCTTTTAGGTAAGAAATCATTAATAACCTTAGAAGATATGAAAACATCTATGGGTAGTCCATACTACATAGATTGTAATGATGATAATGATATATTATTAGGTGATGCAATAGCAACAATTGAAAGTATTGAAGTTATTGTGGATTCAGAACTTAAAATAGAATCTTTAAAAGTTAATGTTGAGTTCCTTGAGAATGATAAAGGAAAGATATATGAAAAAATGAAAAATATTTTAACTTTATCTACTAAGAAAGATTCTTGGAGATTCATTCTTAAATAGTTTTTCTTATATTTGAAATACTTTCTTAACTTATTCGATAAAGAAAGTATCTATTACCAACATCATCAAACTTTTCTTCAATTTCTTCAATGTCTGAAAAGTTTTTGATAATATTTCTATATAAATTTATCTTAACCAAATTTTTTGTTTCTCCTAATGAGATAATAGAACCTTTTAAATGTTGTTTAAAAACATCAAACAAAATATAAGATGTTTTCTTCATAACAGGATATAATTGATTGAGTACTGTTTCTTTTTCAACAATATTAATCAAATCACTTCTTTCATCATTGGTTATATACCCCTTATATCCAATTTCATTTAACTTTTTTCTATATTCCTCCCATTGTTTATCAGTTGTCAATAGAAAATTGTATGTTTCTACTCCATCTATTATATAATAAAATAATGAGATAATATAAACAACACTATTGTTTTCAAAACTAATTACATAGTCAAATTGATTTTTGTAAATAACAGATGGAGTTTTTGAAATATCATACTCAGTATATTCTGGTGTAATTAATATCTCTGTTAGAAACTCTAACCAAGGCATTATTGTTGATTTTCTATTATACATACCAGAATAATAAATATCTTCTCCAAAATATTGAATCAACATATCATCTGTATATCCAGATCTTTTTAACCTTCTAAATTCTTTGTGTTTATCTTTATTCCACCTATCATAATTCATACCATCAATTAAAATTCAAATTCAGTTCCTCCACCAGCTTCTCCTCCTTCTTCTGGAGCAGGAGTTTCAGCTGGTGCTTCTGGAGTCTCTGTTTCACCGCCACCTTCTGTTCCCGTATCGCCCATTCCTTCGGCACCACCTTCTTCTCCTGGTGCGCCTTCTGGACCTGATCCAGCACCAGCACTATCTTTCAACCAGTACTTTTTATTTTCTTCTTTTTCCTCAGGTGTTAAACTTAAAACATTATCAATAAGATATTCAATATGGAAATAAGGTTGTCCATCTGCTTTCTGTATTCCATTAAGAGAAGTTAATATCTCTGATTTCTTCATAAGATTACCTAGTTTTTTCCATTCTTCGAATAATTGATTAGAAATAAAATTAATATCAACTTCATTTAAAAACCTTTCATCATTCTTTAATTCTGGAAACTCAACAAGCATTTGTAATCTAAGTGGCTTAACAATAAGTTCCCTAAAATTGGCTCTTAATCTATGAATAAAGTTACTGAATTTAGCCTCATCTCTTGTTATTTCAGCAGCATCTGTAAAAACATTTCCTCCACCATCTTCATTAAATCTTTGAGCAGGTATCTTAGATGCTCTTTTTAATATTGCAAAAAACCATTTCAACATATCATCTTCATTAAGATTATGTCCCTGTGGTGACATCAATTCCATACCTGGAGTACCAGCATCTCCTTCTGGAAACCAGAACTGTTTATTATAAGGAAGATGTTTTTGACCATTTATTCTTAGACTGCCTAAGCTATCATCCCATTCTACTTCTTCTGAATAGTCTTGAATAAGTTGACCGATTTGTTCTTCTGCTCTTTGTCTTGACAAACCTTTAATAGGTACAGTGAATTTCTGATAAAGTGTTGCATTTATGATATTGAACATTATCTTTGTTTGTTCTAATATCTTTACTTGATTATATGGCTTTATGAGTCCTTCAACATAAGAGGTTTCTGAATAATCATTCTGAGATGAATATGAAATGAATATCAATTGTGAATCTAAAAATATCCTACGAAGTTGTGGATCCTCTGGATATTGAATCCAAAGATTACCAATGGTTGGTTCATATGCTGGAACCAATGTTTCTGGTCTCATCCTATTAAAATATATTATATTCTTCTTTTTATCATCCCATACGATCTCAACTGCAATATACCCATCTATGAGAAAATCTTTCATCATCTGCCAAGCAGTTATAGAATCGGAAAATCCAAAACGATTGTATATTTTTTCAAAATATTCTTGATATTTATCTCTTACATCCTGTGAGTAATCTGTTGATAAAGATTTAGGACTACAGAAATCCTTATCAGAATATATTATTGCTTCATCACAAACACTTGATATAAAATCCCTTATCTCATCTTTTATCGAATACTCTCTTAAAATTCTTCTTTTATCTGAATAAGATCTATCAAGATAAGGTATTGACTTCTTATTTAAAACTGATGCAACTGCTCGTCTTGAAAAGAAATCATACATTGAATTTCCTTGTTGCGAATAAGGATCTTCGTTTATTCCAACACCCACTTGATTTCTAGCTACCATATCATCGTAGTTCATTCCCCAAGATGAGAGGTTTCTGAGTATCCTAGAAAATAGTCCTCTGTTCTCAACAGCGGAGTTCATGGTATATTGGAATTGATTGCTATTATTTGATGGATTATATGATGCCATATTCTATTTTATTTTTTTTAATATCTCTATTTATTTTACTACAGAGTGGTTGTAAATTTGTATAGTGGTTGAGATTGATTATTTCTTGTTCACTTTTAGCGGAAGATATCGGGATTATATGATCTATATCCCATCCAGAATTGAATTCTCCTGTGTATATTCCTCTATTTTCCCAATCCATCCAATCTTCAAATCTAGATTCCAGATAGAATCTCATCTCATTAAATGAACAACCTATTATTTCTTCAGTTCTTGTTTTTTTAGAATATCCTGATTCATAAAAACAATTATTAATTAAATTTCTAATATTTGTAGTTAATCTGAACATCACATCATTTTTGCGCCTTCTTGATAAATATTGATTTCTTTTTTCTTTATTCTTATTTTGATATTCTTTTTGATAATCTAACTTTTGATCTCTATTTTCTTCATATCTTATAGAACTTTTTTCTAAAATCAGATCTCTATTCAATTCATAGTATTTAACTTTTTCTAATTTTATCTTATCGATATTTTTAGAATACCATAGTTTATTTTGATTCTTTCTACAATCTTTGCAGTTTGATCTGAAACCATCTTTAGAGGATTTATCATTATTGAATAAATCTAAAGATTTTATAATACTACATTTACTACATTTTTTCATGAAAACATCAAAAATTTAAGTATATATATAAAAAATCCTCCCTTCTCTTTTATTCTTTTGGGAAAGTACTTAAGAAATCTTCTAACTCTTCTCTAAATGATTGATAACCAGGGTGATTGTTCTGATCTTTAACAAGCGCATCTATTACTTTTTGAACTATCTCTTTTCTATAACTCTCTGGATCTTTTCTTTCAATCATATCGGTTTTATTTTCTTTAAATGGTCTTATATGTCTCATTTTTTATTTTATTTTTCTTTATATATTAAAAATGAATTTTATATCCTTTAATTTCTTCAATTTCTGGAACTTTTAGACCTAGATCCAAAAAAACTTGTTCAAGTCTTTGTAAAATGACTAAATTACCATCTCTAATTGTATCATGCTCGTTTAGGAATTCAATAACCTCATCCCATTTGTCTATAGGAAATAATTTAAATATCTGATAGACTGGATTTCTTCTTATATCAAATTCTCCTAACCAACCATCTTTAACTCCTTTAACATCTCTTAGTTGATTATTATCACAATAAATTCCACCGGAAATCCTTCCAGAAATTCCTTCTAAACTCTTTAATTGATTAAAACTACAGGAAAAATCACCACCAACTGAAAGGGGAGAACCCTCTAAACTCTTTAATTGATTAGAACTGCAATCAAAATAACGACCAACTGAAATAGGAGAACCTTCTAAACTTATTAATTTATTATCACCACAATCAAAATTACCACCAACTGAAAGAGGAGCTCCCTCTAAACTTATTAATTGATTCCTATGACAATAAAAACCACCACCAACTGAAAGGGGAGAGCCTTCTAAACTTATTAATTGATTCCTATGACAATAAAAATTACCACTTACCTTTCCAAATTTCAAGGGAAGTTTAGTTAATGCTTTATCGTGTAGATTAACATTTCCATCAACATCAATAGTTGAGTCTTCATTGATGGTATAATTCTTTATACCAAATTTTTTACATATAGAATCTATGTCCTCTTTTGATTCTTTAATAAAGTTTTTATATCTGAACAATCTCATGTTTATATATATAAATAATGATAAACTCAAAACCGAACAATAAAAATTATCACCAAGGAAACTATATTCCAAAAAATAGAGAAAAGGTTATTAAATTTAATAATGAAGGAGGGATCTATTATAGAAGTTCGCTTGAATATCGAATGATGATATTCCTTGATAACTCCGATAAAGTTAAAAGATGGGGTGCTGAATGTATATCAATACCTTATCAACTAACTCACTATGAGAGTAATGGTGATATAAATCTTAAAAATCATACCTATTACTCAGACTTTTATTATGAGCTCGAATCAAATAATGGTATAAGAAAAATAATAGTTGAGGTTAAACCAGAATCAGAATATAAAGATGTAATTCTTTTACAAGAAAAGAAATTTGAAGTACCAGATAATCCAACTATCAAAAGGTTAAAAAATCTAGAATATAAATTGAAGATGGCTCAAAAAAACCTAAAGAAGTGGGAGACCATGATAAAATTTTGTGACAAGAAGGGTTGGGAGTTCATAGTAATCACAGAATCTACACTTAAAAAGCTTGGGGTTTAAAGTGAGTGTAGTCCCAATCCACCGTTAGATCCTTCTAATGAGACCAATCTTATAGAAGATTCTGGATCTCCTTTTTTCTTATAAATCTCATTGAATGCTTTTGCGATACCTCTTTTGAATATCTCAGTGAAATAAGCGAATGGATTCACACTTTTTTCTTCATTGAAATTATACCAGTTTGCATACATATCAAGTAATCCACCTTGTAAGCAATCATTTCTATCATCATTGCTCCAATACCTCATTTTTTTTATTGTTTCTTTGCCTAAAATCTCTAGCATCCTTTCGGCCTTTCTTGTGAGTTTTCCTTGAGCCTTTGAGACAATTATCTCATAGTATAAATCCTTGTTGTTTAAGTACATTCATGTAAATTATTTTTTATTTGGTTTCATGTTATACATTTAATAGTAAAAAAAGTTTAAAAAAAAAGGTGGGAATTATATAATTATAATTCCCACCTTTTTTAAATCTATTAATAATTATTTTCTAATCCTTTCGTTATATTGAAGTTCTTTAACAGCTTGTAATTCAGTACTTAGATTATCATTTCTTTTTTCTAAGTTTGAAAGAGCTTCTTTAAGAACCTTGCTTTCTCCCAACATCTGAATAGATGCTTTTACTTTTGATATATTAAAAGTAACATCTTCGAGTTTCAACTCGATTTGTCTTTCTTTATCTTCTAACTTTCTTTTTGATATTAATTCATTACTTAGTCTATTTTCGTAAAAATACGTTAAATCAAAATTCAACTCATTTCTAACTTCATTTACTAACTCAACGGCTGAAGAATACGCAAAAAGAGAATATCCATATCTCTCATCACATCTATAAACGTGCATATTGTTCTTAAAATTGAAAGCAAATACTTCTAATGTAGGATTAATAAGATTTGATACTCTTTTAACAATATCCAATTCTACAAATGAGTCTATATTATTAGCAACCTCTTGTATAAGTGGATAAAAATTCTTATTTACGATAGGAACAATTGGAGATGAGAATATACTCTCTAAAGTAGATTCACCATTCAACTCATCATCATTGATAAAAATTGCCTTTTTCTGAACACCGATACCAACGGTAAGATATTCAGATATCCTAAAATCAACTCTACTTTCAGAAACATTGCAGAACTGAAGAGCAGTTTGTAGGTTTCTAAGTGTTCTCAACTTATTCTCATCCTTTACATGGTTCTCTAAAAGAGTTTTTTCAATTGCACTTTCTGATAAAAGGAACCAAGAATCCTTTATGAAAGCAAGATGTCCTTCTTCAACCTGTTCTACAATTGTATAAACAGATTCTCCTTTACCACCACTTAAAAGATTAGTTCTTTTCTCTGGAGACTTTGTAAGATTGTGTACAAAAAGTTTTATCTCAGGAACCCAGTCGTAAATGGCCAATTCATTAAGAATCTTAGACATTCTATCTTGATCTGTTTCTAAATTGATAGTCTGTAATAGTACGTTTATTGGTTGTCTTAGCAATTCACCTTGATTCTTTGTATTTAGGATATTATAAAGTGACTTAAGCTCATAAACAAGCTCATACTGAGCAAGATCTGAATTCAAAGATTCAAGGAATTTTTTAACACTCTTATCATAAGTATATGGCCTTAGCCTTTCGTTCAAAGAGTGTATCATTTGTTTCTCTCCGAATTCCACAAAGTTATTTAAGTGTCCTTCAATTACATAAGAAACATCCTCTTGATCAAATGATAGGGATTTCTTAAAGTTAAAAAGTTCGAGTTTTAGATTCTTCATATTAAAATTTTATTTTTTCTTATTACTATATATTATGTAAAAAAAGTCATTTTTTTCAATTTTGGTTTATCCATTATTTGATAGATTTTGATCATTTGCATTTGGATTTCCAGGTCTTGCAGAACCACTTCTCATCGCAACTATATTGTTGAACCATCTTGTTCTAAATGGTCTAATTTCTTGGTCTCTAACAAATGCCGGATAATAACTTTGAACTTCTATTGATGCAGTTAGTTTTATTGTAGTTTCACTTGTTAAATTCTGCTCACGAACAATCTCAATAGCATTTGTATCTGGTTGCGTCATAACCGCATCTATGTGCATATAATTATGTTCAAAATACATGAATTTATAAAGCCAAAGTGTGTTCATTATAGCCTGTGAGCATTTAAAAACATCTATCTCTGTTTTTAAAAGAATAGTAAGATCATATGTCGCAGTGATTGGAATCGCTCTTACCTTATTCAATACTCTTTTTACTTCTTGATTATCCTCAACTACATTTCTAAGCCAAATATTAGGATTTCTGAATTCATCAGATCTTATTTGCCAATTTGTAAGTGTTATATGTCCTCTCGGTATAATATCAGTATTCAGCTCAACAAATCTATTATTTGAGACTATATCATCTGAAAAACTATCCAATAAGAATCTATCGGATCCAGTAAGTGAATAATAAAAAGGAACATTTACTTCAACATCACCTGATGTGAAATTATTTGTCCATTTTACTCTTCCTTCTAATGTATCAAGAAGGCACATGGTTAGATCCCTGAAATATACATCACTATAATTGAACTCTTCTCCTATTCTTGGCATAAACAATCTAAAAAATTTTCTTATAACTATATATTAAATAAAATTATCTCTATATGTCAATTAATAATCTTTTACTTTGGGAAAAATGGAGGCCTTCTAAAATTGAAGACCTTATTCTTCCAGAAAGAATAACGAATCATTTTAAAAATGGAATAACCAAAAATTTTATATTTTATGGAAATTATGGAACTGGCAAAACGTCACTTGCTAGAGTTCTAATAGGAAAATATTCAGGAGAAAAAGCTTTCTTAGAGATAAACTCATCACTTTATACCTCAATTGATATTCTTAGAAATGAAATTGAAAGATTCTGCAAAACTGTTCCAATGTTTGAAACAGAAGATCCTATAAAATATGTATTTCTCGATGAATTTGATAGAGTATCAATACAATATCAAGATGCTATGAAAGCTTTTATAGAAAGATATCATAATAATGTGAGATTCATACTTACAACAAATCACTATAATAAAATATCTGATGGAATAAAATCCAGATTTACTTCAATAAATTTTGATGTACTAAATAAAGATGAAGAAAAGTTTATAAAAACTGGAATTTATAAAAAGGTTATTCAAATTGCAGAATCAGAAAAAATTGATATAAAAAAAGAAACACTTATTAATATAATCAATAAACAATTTCCAGATTTAAGATCAATCATTGTACAATTACAAAATATTAAAGATACCGGAGATATAAGTTCATCATCGACTATAATAAGCAACAAACTAATTATGGATACTTATGATATAATATATGATAAATCTGCTGATTATGAGAAAATATATCATTTTATAATGTCTGCTTATGGTCCAGATAATATGGATCAATTATTCAATGTACTTGGTAGGAATTTTATTGATTGGTCTTTAAAAGAAAAAAAGAATATTGATTCGCTTTTTAAATGCAATTATGTTATTTCAGAACTAAGGGAAAAATTAGAATCGAGAACTGATCCTATAATACTTGGAATGACGTTAGTTGGAAAATTCAGAGATTTACTTAACTAATATTCTATCTAAGTAATTTAAAAATGAATTTTATATCCTTTAATTTCTTCAATTTCTGGAACTTCTAAACCTAGATCCAGAAAAACTTGTTCAAGTCTTTGTAAAATAATTAAATTGCCATTATCACGGATCACTTCATACTCATTTAAGATTTCAATAACTTCATCCCAGTTGTCTCTAGGAAATAATTTGAATATTTCATAGACTGGATTTCCATATACACTAAATTCTCCTAACCAACCATCTTTAACTCCTTTAACATCTCTTAGTTGATTATCAGTGCAATAAATTGCGCCGGAAATCCTTCCAGAAATTCCTTCTAAACTCTTTAATTGATTAAAACGACAAGAAAAATAACCACCAACTGAAAGGGGAGCGCCTGATAAACTATTTAATTGATTAAAACTACAAGAAAAATGACCACCAACTGAAAGAGGAGAACCCTCTAAACTTTTTAATTGATTATGACTACAATTAAAATTACCACCAACTGAAAGGGGAGAACCTTCCAAACTCTTTAATTGATTATACTGACAAGAAAAATCACCACCAACTGAAAGGGGAGAACCTTCTAAACTTATTAATTTATTACCATGACAATAAAAATAACCACTTACCTTTCCAAATTTCAAGGGGATTTTAGTTAATCCTTTATCGTATAGTTTAACATTTCCATCAACATCAACTGAGTCTTCATTAATGGTATAATTCTTTATACCAAATTTTTTACATATAGAGTCTATGTCCTCTTTTGATTCTTTAATAAAATTTTTATAACGGAATAATTTCATAGATAAATTCTATTTTTTTTTATTTTTAAGCTCATCAACAACATAATCAATAAAAGAATCGAATTCACATTCCTTACCATTTAGAAACTCAAATACATCAAACATTATTTCTCTATTGCCATTTTTCATATTTACATAAAAGTCTGGTGAAGTTTCTCCGTTCTCATATATAACTATTTTTCCCTCTAACCTACCTTGAATTATCTTTCCACTTTCAAATCGAAGATCTGGTACATATATTATCCCAATTATTTGTGTTTCATCTTTATAATGTTTAATATCAAGAAATTCAAATTTAAAAAGTCCTGAATCATCCTCAAGAATAGTTTCGTTTTCTAAAAATTGAAGATTTATATGCTCTTCCTCTTCCTTCCCATCTTTATGTGAATCTAAAAAAGTCTTTTCTTCCCTTGAGATTGATTGTATTCCAAACTTTAATATCTTATCCAATATCTCATCAAGTCTTTCACTTGAACTAAATCCCTCATATCTCATAAGATGTTTCATATGTTATATATTAAGATTCAATTTAAAATTTTCTATTTTATTTTTAACCGATTTATAAACAACATCGATAAATCCACTTGTTTGATATATCATCAGATAATGGTTATCCAATTGTTCAAATATCTCGGATAATTTTTTAAATCTAGTGCCACCAATTATGGAATTTATTATAGAATCTCTATTGAACATGATCTCTTCGTCTTTGTATGATTTAATGAAAACAACCATTATTCCATCAGAACCATCACTTGGATGACTTAACATTTTATTAATATCACATCCATCAAAATATCTTATTATAATACCATCCAAACTTGTTTCACTTATCAATCTCATTCATTATAATTGAAATTTTTTCTTCCCTTATATAAGACTTCACCATTTTATTTAATTTGTCTTTAAACTTCTCATCACTTTCATATCTTTCTAAAAAAGATTCAAAATAAGAATGTGAATTCTTTAAAATGGTGAAATACCCATTATTAAATGCCTTAGAGTTTACATAAGCAATAAAATGTTCATATAAGATATGATCTTTAATCATATCTTATATATTCACACTTCCTTCTCTGTTAAAAATCTCCTGAGAAAATATCCATTACAACACTCAAACGTTTCGTGATTTCTGGCAATCCCAAGGGAGAAATAATTGAATTTATCGGGCTTATGATAGATTTGAAGAATTGAATATCATAATCGACCTCAGGTCCGAATTCCATTGGATACGATCCCCGCACATAAGCAAACATATCATTTATTTTAGAATTCTTCACATAATAATATTTTATCTTTGTTCCAGATTTGACAAATTCATATTTAGACTGCAATGAAGGATTTTTAAATAAAAGATAGTTGTGATAAGCAGATGCTTTGACAGCAAAGTGAGCACCACTAACAAAACTCAAAGAATTCTTATCATCAAGAACTTTTGTATCGTATTTAGAAACAGAAGATTGCATCGCGATATCATCAATATCAGCTAACTCAAATTCTTTTCTTAAATCTTTTACTAATTTTAAAAGATCTTTTATATTAAAGTCATCAGGATGTGAAAAAAGATATTTTACTATATCCACAATCTTATTTCTCGCAAAAAGTGGAGTTGAAGATCTTACGAGCTCAACACCTTTTGGGAAGATATAATTTAACCTATCATATGTAATCCCATCTTCATATACAATATGTTGTATATATTTCTTCTTAGCAATATTTATAATTGACTCTGATATTCTTTCTAATTCAAAATCTTCTCTATTCTCAACTCCATAATTTTTTGCATAATCCTCAAGAGACTTTTTAAAGTATCCACCGATCCTAAAATGATCTATTCCCTGAATATAATCCAATTCATTGACCCAATTCCAAAATATCTTATTATTGGATAAGATTTCAGAATTTTCTTTCGAATTGAGTTCATAATCTTTAACAAAAAATCCATCTATTATTAATATATCAGGCGAATTGTCCTTTAAGAAGTTTATAAAATCACTTACCTCTCTAAATATTCCTAAACAATTTGAATTCGTTGTTATTGTTTCTTGTCTTTTCTCCAAAATAACAAAAGATTTTTGCAAACTATCTATTTTTGATAGAGGAAGATTTCTCCATTCAGAATTTTTTATCGCGGGATCATATGATACAAAAATTGAATCCGTGTCAGCATACACAGAAACAGTTTCTTTCTCACCTATCTTAGATATATTTTTAATGCACATTTTTTTATGCAATTCAAAATCTAAATGCCATTGATTATACCAATAATCTTGGTTGATAGTATCCATGGTTTTTATAAGGTCTCTACCTTGCGCTGTTATGCTAGATGCTACCCAATTGTTGAACAAGACGAAATATTTCGTTGCGAATGCACCATACGATCCATTCAATATAAGTTTTAGCCACTCCCCCTCAGATTAATCCGAGGGGGTCAAAAAAGAGCGAGTTGCAACGCATTGAAGTAATCAGCTTCTCTTTGCAACTCGCTTGCCTGTTTTTTTAGTGACATGAGTTTATTTATTTTATCCTCTTTTGTCATTTTATTTTTATTATTTTTTATAATTAAATTGATTTAATACTTTTAACCTTATATTTCCAACCAGAATCTGAATTAATTTCAAAGGCTTTTGCAATTCTTTCAGCTTCTTCAAAATCTTCAAATTCCCATATTTCTTCTATATTTAATAGTACTATACCTTGTTTTCTTCCATTCTGCAATTCCTTGATTATAATGTGTGATTGTTTCATTTCTATTATTTAATTTACTGTGTAAAATCTTGTTCGAATGATATCATTAATTGGCTTTCATCATCTTTAATGAGAATAAATGTTTCGAATACATGTGCATCTATATCTTTTCCACCGTCATTTATTGAAGACAGGAATTTTTTATTTATACTTAGTTGTTTGTTTTCTTCTGTTATATAATCTATCTCAATTTCCCAAAGGTTTGTTTCTGATATGAAAACTTTGTAGTCTTCTATATTTATATTTAAAATTCTTCTTGTATCGTCTGAATTGATTGTTGATAGGCTTTTAATATCGTTGAAGTCTGAATTTTTTATTCTAAATGACCAGTTTTTATTCTTAAGATCTAACCTTTTATTAAGTTGTTCTTTTGTTATTTCTTTTATTTCTGATGTTTCTCCGGTTTCTATATTTAGTTTGAATTTATCATTTTTGATTTGAACACTGCGAGCTTCTGAATTATTATCATTCTCTGCTTTATGTATTATCATCATTTCTATTTTATGGTCTTTTTTTATAAAAGACATATTTTTAACAAATCTTTTTGCGCTTGTGATAATTATATTGATTGTGTGTGTTAATTCTTCTTTTATAAGAAGATAATCCTTTGTGGGGATTTCATAACTTTTAAAAGCAAGTACAATACTTTCGCTTCCTATCATAGCGTACATGAAAATAGAATCATTATCTATTTTTATCTTTATTGTATCAGATATTTTTGTAAGATCTTTTATTTTTGATAGGAGATCATCAAAATTAGATTGTTCTAATAGTATTTTGAGTTTTTGGCTCATGTTTATTTTTAGGTATTTTATATCTAATATATAATTAAAAATATATTTTGTTTAGATGTTAAAGGAGGAAATTATAGGTAAAAGAGTTCGTCTTATAAGAATGGAGGATCCTTATACAAAGTTGAAATCTGGCGATGAAGGTTTGGTAACTGGAGTTGATGATTTAAGTCAGATAATGGTTAAATGGGATGATGGTTCATCTTTAAGTTTGATTCCAGATTTAGATGAATATGAGATATTAGAGTCTAGAAGGATAAAATTATTCTTAGAATTTGTAAAAAATTACGAATCATCGTATGTTGATGAAAAATTAAGTGAGTTAGAAGAACTTGTTATGTCTTTTTCGGATGGTAAAGATCTTATGTATGAATGGAAGAATGAAGATGATCATAATATTGTAATAACATATCAGATCAATGGAGATTCGTTCAAATATGAATTGGATATAGACTCTGGTTTCATTTCAAAAACTCAGAATGATAAGATTGTCATGGAGGAAATTATTGATTCTGTTGAAGAAGGATTGGATATGATAGAGAAAGACATGCAATCAGAGTTGGGTATAAGTGAGAATTACGATTTCTTATTTGAAGAATTGGACAGATCAGAAGAAATTTGCAATACTTTTATTGATTGGTTATCGGAAAAAGATTTTAATATTTCTTCTGATATAAATTCCAAATTACTTTCGATATTCAATGATGATACTTTATCACCTAAGGATAAATCAGAGAGGATTGTTTCTTTCATTGATATGAAATTTGGAGTTGATGAATATTCAGAGATGGTTGATTATGTCAATGATCTGATTGAATCAGAATCTCCTATTTTAGAGAAGAATGTAGCTGTTGATCAGTCTTTATGGAGTTCTTGTAAATCTTGGGCAAAGACAAAGTATGATGTTTGGCCATCTGCTTATGCGGTT